TCCATAAAACTTTTTGATCAGTGCCCTAAAAAATACTATCACCTACGGGTAGCGAAGGACCACAAGGAGCCAGAATCCGAGGCCATGCTATACGGCACGAGATTCCATGAGGCTGCAGAAAATTACATAAAGAACGGCACCCCCCTGCCCGAGGCGTTTAACTACGCCAAGGGTGCATTGGATAATCTCAACGTCATGAACGGGGAGAAGCTATGCGAGTACAAGATGGGGCTAACCGAGAACTTGGACCCCTGTGATTTTTTCGACCCTAAAGTATGGTGGCGGGGGATTGCCGATCTAATTATCCTAGATAGAGAAAAAGGTCTAGCCAAGGTGCTGGATTACAAAACAGGTAAGAGTGCAAAATACGCCGATAGTGGGCAGCTTGAATTAATGGCCCTCGCGTTATTCAAACACTTTCCCGAAATAAAGAAAGTAAAAGCAGGGCTGCTGTTTGTAATAGCAAAGCAGTTTCCTAAAGCCGACTTCAGAAAAGATGAAGAGGGTCCTTTGTGGACCAAATGGCTACGTGAATATACCCGAATGAAACAGTCATATATTAATAATGTATGGAACCCTAAACCCTCTGGGCTATGCCGTAAACACTGCATAGTGCTGGAATGCCCGCATAATGGAAGGAACTAACATGCCGTATACTAAATCCCCTCGACCGTACAAGCACGAGTATGAGATGCAGAAGAAACGCGGTGAGTTACCAGACCGCATGGAGCGGCAGCGTGCTCGTCGGGCGCTGGATAAAAAAGGTGTAGACCGCACTGGTAAAGACGTTTCACATACCAAAATGTTGTCAAAGGGAGGCTCCAATAAAGACGGGTATACTCTGGAGAGCCCCAGTAAAAATAGAAGTCGCAACGGCAAGAAAAAAAGTCGTTGACTCCAAGATTTTGATATTGTAAATTTGCTGCTAGTAGAGTGACCGTAAGGTGTGGGTGGGTTACTCCGGGGATAAGTTTTATACCGTCTAAACTACACCAGCCAGCACGCATTTTTATTTTCCGTAATGCGGGAACTGGCATCTTATAACGACCGGCAAAACGCAAAGCGTGTTTTGCCTAAATTGCTTTAATGAAGGATATTCGTTTTGGAAATTATTGATAATAAGGCGTTGTTGTTGACGCTGCGCAACCCGCAAAAAATAACAACAGTAATACCCAAAAGCAAAGAAATATCTGATAACCAAGTATTGGTCAAATGGGGTCTTGATGAAGTGCAGGTACTCAAGAACCTCAAGATCAAGAACGTGCCATCCCCCATACTGGCTGATTACAAATGGGAAGGACAATACAAACCTTTCGAACACCAGAAGGAAACATCTTCCTTCCTGACTCTCCACCGCAGGGCGTTTTGCTTCAACGAGCAGGGCACCGGTAAAACCGGCAGTGTCATATGGGCAGCAGATTACCTCATGAAGTTACGCCGTATCCGGCGGGTACTTGTGATTTGCCCGCTTTCGATTATGGATTCAGCGTGGCGTGCTGATCTATTCAAGTTTGCTATGCACAGGACTGTAGACATAGCTTACGGTAACGCGGATAGGCGCAGGCAGATAATAAGGGGTAGTTCCGAGTTTGTAATTATTAATTATGACGGTGTAGAGATAGTTGAGGATGACATCCTCGATAGCGGGTTTGACCTTATTGTGGTTGATGAAGCAAACGCCTACAAGAACGCTCAGACTAAGCGATGGAAGACATTGAGCAGGCTAGTGCGCCCCGACATGTGGTTATGGATGCTAACCGGCACCCCCGCTGCACAGTCCCCCGTAGATGCATACGGCCTAGCCAAGCTGGTAAACCCGAATGGTGTACCTAAATTTTTCGGGTCCTTCAGGGAAATGGTTATGGCGAAGGTATCTACATTCAGGTGGGTGCCTAGGAAAGAATCTACACGGATAGTGTATGAAGCACTACAGCCAGCCATACGGTTTACTAAAGAAGAATGTCTGGATCTACCGGAGATGACCTATGTTAAACGTAAGGTCCAATTAACACCCCAGCAGGATAAATATTACGTCTTGCTAAAGAACAAGATGGTCATGCAGGCGGACGGTGAAAACATAACCTCAGTTAACGCTGCGGTTAACATGAACAAACTACTGCAGATATCTTGCGGCGCGGTTTATTCGGACGATGGGGAAACTATAGAGTTTGACATCAAGAATAGATACAACGTACTTAAAGAAGTTATAGACGAGAGCAGTCAAAAGGTTCTGGTGTTTGTTCCTTATAAACATGTCATCAATATCCTGTCTCAGCGTCTCACAGATGAAGGCATAACCAACGCGAAGATCAACGGAGAAGTCAGTGCTAATGAGCGCACTAGCATATTCAAACGATTCCAAGAAACAAAAGACCCCCATGTGCTTATCATTCAGCCGCAAGCAGCCGCCCATGGGGTGACACTTACTGCCGCTAATACTGTGGTGTGGTGGGGGCCGACAAGTAGTTTGGAAACCTATGCGCAGGCAAATGCTCGCGTGCATCGTTCAGGGCAGCGGCACCCTACGACAGTTGTTCAGTTAGCCGGGTCTGGTGTGGAGCGACATGTATATCACATGTTAGACAATAGAATTGATGTACACAAAGAAATTGTAACGCTATACAAAAAAATACTTGAATAAGTAGTTATTAGCCACTACAATAATAAAAAATACAAGAAACAAAGTTGACAATATGTTTTTAACTTTAATGAATGGAGAACGACAATGCTAATCGACCAAATGGCTAGCTATATTTGTGAACAATCGGACAAACAAACAGTAGCTGCCTTTCTTATTGATGGGAAATTAAGGGTCATGAAACTCGATGGTAAAAGGTTTGAGAGGATGATGGAGGAATATAGTTACAGATGTTTGGGTGTATATAGAAAAGTGAGTAAAGAATTTGTTTTGGAGGACATTAATTATTTAAAGCATTGATGGGGGGATAAAAATAAACATAACAATGCTAACTGAAGGAGAACAAAGTGCCTACTGATATTTCGTTGGAAAAACTCGTCAAGACTTACATCAAGATGAACGCGCATCTATCTGAACTTAGGAAAGATTACGAGGATAAGGAACGTGATCTGAAAGATAAGATGGGTAAAGTCAAGGGTGCACTTCTTGACTATTGTAAAGAGCATGATATAGATAGTGTTCGGACTAAGGAGGGTCTGTTCTATCGGACAGTAAAAACCAATTACTGGACCAGCGACTGGAATTCTATGCGGCAATTCATCATTGAGCATCAGGTTCCTGAGCTACTGCATGAACGTCTGCACCAAACAAACCTTAAAGAGTTTCTTGAAGCAAACCCCGAATTGCTTCCACCGGGGCTAAATGTGGATAGCGAATACGTTGTAACAGTAAGGAGAAAATAATGCCGCCGTTAGTACCCATCGAAGATGTGGCCACACATCTATCGGTATCGTTATCTACCGTTCGCGCTTGGGTGCGTCAGGGTACTTTGCCCCGACAAACTTATGTGAAGATTGGTAATACCTACCGGTATGATTTGGACCAAATCCTCGATCACTTTAGTGGTAGAGGACCACTTGAAAAATCCGCCAAACCGGTGGAAGACGTTTCCGAGCAATTGGAAATTAACTTTAATAACCCTGATAAAGACATCTGAAGGAGATTTTTATGGGTAACTCAGTTACGCTTTTTGGTAAATCAACCGCGTTGTCCCCGCTTCTTGCTGGGGTGGAAGATACACTTACATCTACACTGGCTGGTAGTACGGGTAGTGGTAGTGGCTACCGTCGAATTAGTATTGAGGGTAGTGTGTTCCGTGAGTATGTGGATGGAAAGGAAGTCCGTGTTAGCGAAGAACGCGCCATCAATGTGGTTATCGTAAACGCTGCGCCTACTTCACGAATGTATTTCTCCGGCACATACGTCAAAGGACAGAAGGCTAAACCCCAGTGCTGGTCTTCGAATACGCAGGCTCCTGACGCAGCAGTGCCAGAGGAGACCCGGCAGGCGACGCGTTGTATGGACTGCCCGCAGAACATCAAGGGTTCAGGGTCAGGGACTAGCCGTGCGTGTAGATTCCAGCAGCGTATCGCTGTAATGCTGGAAGGAGAGCTCGATAAGAAAAAGGTGTATCAAGTAACTCTCCCGTCCACCAGTGTGTTTGGGGACCCAGAGGATAAGAAAATGCCCTTGCAGGCTTACGGCAGGCATCTCAAAGCCCACAATACACCGGTTATAAGCGTTGTTACCGAGATGCGGTTCGACACTAAGAGTGCTACGCCTAAGGTGGTATTCAGCCCGGTTCGTCCTTTGGAAGACGAGGAACTCCAGCTTGCGCTGGAGATGAAGGAACACCCGGATACGATAAAAGCAATAACACTTAACGTATCCCAGATGGACAAGGTAATCCCTGCAAGTGCCCCGGCGTCCCTTGAGAAGCCTAAGCAGGAAGAGAAGGTTGAAGTGGAAGAACCCAAAAAGGTGGTTAAAAAGTCCGCACCGCCCGTTGCTACCGATAAGACCAGTCTAGGCGATATCGTTAACGAATGGGATGACTAAGTAGTATTAGCAGGTTTTGGGGGGATGTACACCCAGAGTTATCTGGGCCCCCCTTTTTTCACTTCATAATTGCCGACTGTCATGGATACAAAAGAATTCCTAGAGCTAGTATCTGGTAAGAATGGGCACCACTGCATTCATTGCACCAAACCAGACCCGGGAGCCACGGATAAAAAGAAGAAGATTGTCCGACAGAAACATTTTGAGAGCCTCGATGAGGCCATAGACTACGCATTTAAGCTGGATGCGGAAGGTTTTGATTCCTTTTTCGCGCTGGGTACTACGGATGGCACGAGTAGAAAAGTAACCAGCATACAGACGCTTAAATCGTTCTTTATTGATTTGGATTGCGGGGAGGGTAAACCGCACAAGAATCAGGTAGAAGGTCTTGCTGCGATCAAAAGTTTTTGCAAGGAGCTTAATCTCCCTCGTCCTACCATAATAAATTCTGGTAGAGGACTGCACATCTATTGGCCTTTGGTTGATGAGGTAGATAGAGATGTCTGGCTACCGATATCCTATGCATTTAAGCATCGGTGTCTCGAATTTAAGTTAGACCCTGACCCCACTGTGTCAGCGGATGCGGCGCGGGTATTACGAGTGTTGTTAACGCATAACCACAAGGTTGACCCCCCTGCTCAAGTAACGTTACTGGGTAAACTTAGCACGCCTGTTGAATTTAGAGACTTCTCCGAGTTAATCCTTAGGGGGGAGGATATATCTAAATTTCAACCCGCTCTACCTTCTGTCGGTAAAGACCCGCTAACGGATATTCTTGCTGGCAATAGTATCAACCGCTTCAAAACCATTCTCGAAAAAACGCTTAGGGACAAGGGCTGCGAACAGATACGTAACATACTGGTTAATCAAGAGGCAATTAGTGAGCCTTTGTGGAGGGCGGGGTTGTCTATCGCTAATCATTGCGAGGACAGGGACAAGGCTATCCACAAGATATCTAGTAAACACCCTGAATATAACCCGCATGAGACGGAAGAGAAGGCTGCTCTCACTAAGGGCCCCTATTTGTGCAGTAGTTTTAATGACCTAAACAAAGGGGTATGCACGGATTGCCCGCACTGGGGCAAGATAAAATCCCCGATTGTATTGGGCAAAGAGATATTGGAAGCGTCGGAAGAAGACAGCGTAGTAGTGCAGAAGGTTGCCGATGAACCGTATATACCCGCCCATGCATATGTAATACCGAAACTACCGGCCCCATACTTCAGGGGTAAAACGGGTGGCGTATACAAGCGCGTTACTGACGGAGATGAGACCAAGGATTTGTTGATCTACCACAACGATTTGTATGTGGTAGGGCGTCTGCGCGATCCGGAAGCTGGGGAATCGGTGCTCATGCGGCTTCATCTACCAAAGGACGGAGTAAGAGAATTCACTATACCTCTATCCGTTGTGGGTACCAAAGACGAGTTTCGGAAGATGCTTAACCAGCAGGGGGTTACTAAAATAAACTCCACTGAGCTGATGAACTACACGATGACATGGGTGAATGAATTGCAGATAAAGAGCGAGGCAGCAGAGGCACACCGTCAATTTGGGTGGACTGACGATGAAGGTTCATCCTTTGTTTTAGGTAACCTGCACATACACAAGAATGATATCCAGTTAAACCCAACATCGAGGAAAACTCGGAGCGCCATGGCAGCTTTCAAGTGCGGCGGTACTCTGGAAGGCTGGAAAGAGACTATAAACTTCTATAACCGCCCCGGTATGGAGTTGCATCAGTTTATGGTGGGTTTGTCATTCGGTTCGATATTGATGAACTTCCAACCCATTAATGCAGCGGCGTTCCACGTCTATAGTAAAGAGTCAGGTCTGGGCAAGACTACAGCTCTACTTGCGGCGGCATCCGTATGGGGGGACCCTGATGAGGTAATGCTCAAGGATAGGGATACTATGAATATGAAGATGAACCGGGTAGAGGTATACAAAAACATATTCGTCCCTATAGACGAACTTACCAATACGCTTCCGAAGGAGTTATCTGATTACGCTTATCAATTGACTAGCGGGTCTCAGCGCGGACGGCTGGGACGAGACGGTAATATGGAACGTATACGTGGTAAACCTTGGAAAACACTTTTCGCGTCCACCGGCAATGCCTCAATAATTGAACGTATATCGATGTATAAATCCCTGCCTCAGGCCGAGGCGGAACGGATATTGGAATATCAGGCATCCCCGGTATTGTTTGGTGATAAATCTGAGACCGATGTGTTTAGCTCGGAAATAAAGAAACACTACGGACACGCCGGAATAAAGTATGTCCAGCACGTTATACAGAACAAAAATAAATGTGTTGATTTGGCGGCGTCTACACAACGCAAGCTAGACTCTGCAGCGGGGTTAACTGCGGTCAATAGATTTTTCTCCGTCTTAATATCTCATGGTATATCGGGGTTGATTATCGCCAAGGATGTAGGGCTCATAAGTTGGGATATAGCCCCAGTAGTCAAATTCAGCCTATCCATGGTGGACAGCGCCGTCAACGCTACTAAAGAGATGAAGGTTGATGCTGAGTCCCTTCTAGTCGGGTATCTGGCTGAGAACTGGAACAACATGCTGCGTATTAAGAGCACTCTGGACGGCAGGAAGCTAGAAGCGGGGATACCTAATACCGACGATAGACTCATTATTCCGGACGCCACCCCTAGACTTATGTTTATCGGGCGTTATGAGTATGATATTAAAAAGTTGTATCTGCTGCCGAAACCTTTTAAAGAATGGTGTTCTAAGCAACAACTACATTACAATGGTGTCATAGCTGAACTCAAGAACGGCAGGGCTAAAGCTAGGAAAGAGAAGGTCAGACTCGGTAAAGGCACGCATATGAACTGGCCCCCTGTTGATACGTTAGCTATTGATTGTTCAGGGTTTATGAACGATGAGACTGAAAAAACATTGGTTACAAACGCCAACCTGTTCGGTGGGGCGGCTGAGGCTTCGTGACATCTCGCCGGATGGTGTAACCATACGGATTAATTGGGAAAAAATGGCCGTGGGAACCTCTGTGTTTATACCCTGCATAAACTCAGTGGAGGCGGTACGGCAGGTCCACGAGATAACATCCGCTAAGGGGTGGAGTATGCATTATCAACCACATATAGAAAGTGGCGTGTGGGGGGTACGCATCTGGAGAACGCTGTGATACTATATCCGCGAACCTTGGGCTTTCTGCCCTTCGTTCTCCTTCAGATGTGTTAATTTACCCCCGACTCGTTCGGGGGTCTTTTTCTGTACCGTCAGATCTAATCTTCGTCCACTTCCCGGGTATATGAGAGGAGTTCCGGCATTAGTTTCTTGTCTAGGGATACTCCGTGATACATCGTGGCTGAAGTACGCATATGCTGTTTCATAGAGCTGATTATTGTCTTAGCAGTAATAGCTGCCCCCGGGTGCTTGCGGCTTAGCTCCATCATTTGCTCCATGATATCCGCTGCAGCATCACTATCCCCAAGCCTTGTAGCAATATAGTACTTACGCAGTAGGGCAGAACGTCTCTCATTGACAGTTCTATTTATACCTTTGAGAGAAGCGTTTTCTGCAAGCTGCCGTATGTATTCGGCGGGGGCAAACCCTACCATCTGGGCCATGGCGTGACCCAATCCTATTTCCGAAGTTATAGGATCCCCGCGAAGTGTGGTGGCACCCTCGGTATAGAATCTTACCCCCTTAGACAGATTACCAAACGCCGAGGGGGATATCTGCTCCATACCTCTTTGAATCTCGCCTTCGTTGATTAACTTCGCGCCGCGCTGCATACGGTCAAATACGCCATACACAGGGCCACCCATAAGCTGCAGGAAACTCAAGAGCGCATTATCTTGCTGTCTATATCCTGTGCTGTGGAACAGTAGATCACTAAGACCGATACGACTGGCTACCTCGGTTCCAGTGAGTGCGTTTATCGCGCCGTTGTAATACCCTTCCCCGAGCCACACCCTTAGCTGCTGCTCAGCATCAGGTTCATCCTCGTCCCTAAACAAGTTGTAGATAGCCATTAACATCCCCGCCATCGGTACCCCCTGCACACCCGCTAGGATTCCAGCAGAAGCTGTGATACCGAGTAGCTGCCTTTTAGCCGCGCTTCTTACCTCTGCAGTCTCTCCCTTGAGCATTTGGTTAGCGGTGCGGTACATCAGATAATACATGGATAACCCGAACCGTTTATACATGTAGAGGATTCGACCTACATTTGTTTTGGCTAGAGCCGGAGCACTACCTGCGCTGGTAGAGCCGTTAGTCAGCTCCATTGTTTCGTAGGCTTTATTAGCAGCCTCTACTCGCTCTTCAGTAGACAAGGAATTAAAGCTTCTACCCTTGGCAATAGCCTGCAGTTCGAGGTCATATGCAGCCATAAGGGTCACTTGTCTATTCAGACGTTCCCCATGATGCAATGCCGCACCGGTTATAGCATTTACTTTATTCAATACGGTAGAGCCACTGTCCATATCAAGCACATCACTAAGCGTTGACCTACTAAGAGTTCCGCTAGCTTTGGCTACATCTACCAGCTCTTTAAGATACTTGAGTTCTTGAGGGACCTTACCGCCTTCGAAGTCGTAGTTATCCAACGAATACATCGCTGGGACTGTGAGTTTAGTTTTACCGTCAGGTCCTACTTCACTCATCTTGACATCGCGTTGTAACCCACTACCAAAAAATATTTTGGAAGCTTTACCTAGAGCTTTTACGGTCTCGGAGTAGCCGTACTTACCACCCAAAACCGGCATAACAATCAAAGGTATTTGGGACATATTAACTATCGCACCGGATACGTTAAGCCCCAACGTCCAGTTAAACGCTATGTTCGTTGCCGTTTTAGACCAAGTAGCTATATTCGGGTTAATTATGGTCTGGATGTGATCGTTGAGGATACCCTGCATACGCCTAGCGTCGGCGGTGTTGTTGTTTACTTTCACATGCTGGTCTACTTCGTTTTGCACAGCCGCTAGTTTCGGAGCGTATTCCAGCCTAGCAATCTGCCGCGCCATACTCATCCCCTTAGAGTAGAAAGCTTCTATGGGGTCAGGGTTAAAGCCCAACGTACCTTTCCTTCGTTGGAATGCCTTAGCAAATGAGGCTTCCGGCATCACTTCAACAACGGCTCGCATAAGCTCATCTGTAACCTTGGGGTCCACCCTATTAGCCTGCAGGGTACGGAGCATCGTATTGATAAACGATTCGGGCGGCGCGCTACGATAATCTCTAGTGACTACCTTCTCATAAGCCTCTACATCTGTAGCCCCGC